TCCTCGGATGGTGCAACTCGTCGAACAACTCGACGCCCAGCACGTGCTTGAGCTCGGCTCCCGGTCGGGCGTGTCGACGATCGCCTGGCTGCACGCATTGCAGCGCACCGGTGGTCGGCTCACGTCGGTCGACCTAGACGCAGCACCGGCCATCGGTGCGCACGACAACTGGACCCACATCCAGGGCGACGACACCGACCCAGCACTGGTGGCGGCGCTCGACCCGGCCGACATCGTGTTCATCGACACAAGTCACCTGTACGACCACACGGTGCAGGAGTTGGCGATCTACCGCTGGCTGGTGCGTCCCGGTGGCGTGATCTGTCTGCACGACACCGAGCTGCCGACGCCCGAAGGCGCACCGCCCCGGCCGCTGTACCCGGTGAAGAAGGCGGTCACCGAGTTCATCGCCGAAACCGGTTGGCAGTGGCACAACTTCCCTGACTGCTGGGGGTTCGCCGTGATCCGAGTTCCTGAGGAGTGACATGGCCATCACCAACGGGTACTGCACCCTCGCCGAACTGAAGCCAGAGCTGCGCATCCCGGTGCTGCTGGACACCGAGGACGACACTCGGCTTGAGGTAGCCATCGCCGCAGCGTCCCGCCAGATCGACGCCCACTGCGGCCGATTCTTCTGGCGCGAAGCGGGCACGCACACTCGCGAGTTCTACGCCAACGACCACCGACGCTGCGAGGTCAACGACATCTCCACCGTGACCGGGCTGGTCGTCCAGGTCGACGACGATGACGACGGCGTGTTCGAGACGACGCTGACCATCTCGACCGACTTCATCCTGCGGCCGCTCAACGCCGCCGACCATGTGCCGGTATTGCCGTACGACGAGATCGTGTTGGTCGATGCGATCAACGGCAACTTCCCGATGTCGCAGTCGGGCCGACCTGGTGTGCGCGTCACGGCTCGCTTCGGCTGGCAAGCTGTACCTGACGACGTGAAGAAGGCGTGCCTGGTGCAGTCGGCCATGTTGTTCAAGTCGGCTGACGCTGTGTTCGGTGTGACCGAGTTCGCCAACGCCGGCGCTGCCATGCGGGTCGGTCGCACGATCAACCCGATCGCAGCGGCGCTGCTCGAGCCGTACTGCAAGCCGAGGGTCGGCTGATGCCGACGGTGCAAGAGGTGCGCTCGGCGCTCGCCGACGCCATCGCCGTCACCGGGCTCCGCTCGGCGCCGATGTGGCAGGACACATTCACCGCCCCGATCGCCATCATCACCCGTCGGGAGTTCGACCCTCGGCTGGTGTTCACGTCGAACAGGGCCGCCTTCCAGTTCACCGTCACGATCTACGCCGACCGCACCAACGAGCGCACGGCGCAGATACTGCTCGACGACTACTGCGAACTGAGCGGCGCCGGGTCGATCGTGGCAGCGATCCAAGACGACGCCAACTGGTCGAGCGTCGACATCGACTACGTGCAGGTCATCCGCATCGGCGAAGTCACGGCGTCGTCGCAGGGTGAGTCGAACTACTTAGCCGTGCCGATCGACGTGGAGGTCGTGTTCTAATGGCGTTCAAGACCGCTCAAGCCAGCAGGGTCGCCGTCGGGCTGCTCAACGCTTCCGGCTACACCAAGGGCTACTCGCTGACGGCGCAGACCGCTGCGCTCGACACGACGGTGCTCACCGACACCGCCAAGACGTTCATCATCGGGCAGGACGAGTCGTCCGGGTCGCTCGACATGCTGTTCGACACCGTCGGCACCACGGCGCTGCAGTACCAGGCTCTGACGGCGCAGAAGGCAACCGGGCCGTACCCGCTGACCTTGTGCCCCGATGGTTTCGCTGTCGGCGAAGTGGCCGTGATGGTGAACGCTCACCTCGGCAACTTCACCGGCGCATCGTCGGTGTCGGATCTGGTGACGTGCTCGGCGGCGTTCCAGTCGACCGGCAACTTCGATGTCGGCCTGGTGGTCGAGAACTTCACCGCCATCACCGTCGACACCAGCGGCACCGCACGCGACCAGACCGCCGCCACAGCCAACGGCGGCGTAGCGCACATCCACGTCACGGCGTTCTCCGGCCTGACCAACAACGCCTGCCGCATCGAGCACAGCGTCGACGGTTCGACCAGCTGGGCCACGTTGGTCACCTTCGCTACCTACACCGGCGTCACCTCGGAACGTGTCGAGGTCGCCGCTGGCACAACGGTCCGTCGATACCTCCGGGTGGTCGACGACGTGACGGGCACCGGCTCGACCACTCGGTTCGTGTCGTTCGCTCGCCGCTAATCACACCACCCCCATCACCAAGGAGTCCCGATCATGGCTTTCCGTGCAGGTACCACCACCTTCATCGCACTCGACGGCGTCAACGGCGCCGGCACCAACGTCTCACGCTTCGCTGACTCGTTCGACTGGCCGCAGTCGGTCGAGACGCAGGACGTCAGCGCCTTCGGCACCGCCGCCAAGGCGTTCATCAACGGCCTCACCGACGGCGACACCGTCTCGATCAGCGGCCCCTACGACGCCCCGATGTTCTCGCTGCTGACCGGCGTGAAGGCGGCGCAGTCGGCGGGCTCGTCGACCATGACGATCCTGTGGGGTCCGGGCGGGTCGGTGTCGGGCGAGGCCCGTGTCACCGCTGAGGCGTGGGTGACCAGCGTGTCGCTGTCGTCGTCGGTCGGCGGCCGTGTCGAGTTGTCGGCATCGCTGCAGGTGACCGGCGCCGTCACCAACAACACCTGGTAATGGCCGACACGCTCGACTCGTTCGGGCGCAAGGTCGACGGGTTCATCGGAGAGATCGAGGCCGAGAAACTGCGCGCCATCGCCACCAAGGTCGGTGTCAAGGCCAAGCAGCTCGCCACCGAGGCGGCGTCTGCGGACCTCGGTGGCGACCCGGCGTTCAGCGGGTGGCGACCGGCGACGAACCACCTGGCTACCCGCTTCGACCACGTCCGGCCGGGCGTCATCTCGTTCCACCCGACCGCACGGTCGGCGGGTCCGTGGACGGTCGCCGAGTTCGGCCGCAACCAGGCCGCCGGGCCTCGCATGGTCGGGCCACGCCTGACCAAGACGGGCAAGGTCTCCAAGGCCCGCCAGCGTCGCTACAACGGCCGTACCGAGGGCAAGGGCACGGCCAGCGATGCGCTGGCCAAGATCGAGCCGATGGTGCCAGACGTGGTCGACGCCGAGGTGACGAAGGCCATCCGCAAGTTCTTCTCCTGAGGCGGTGACCGTGGCGAACAAGATCAGCGTCATCATCGACGTCGCCGTCGACAAGGGCGTCACGTCACTCAAGAAGTTCCGCTCGGCGATCGGCGAGGCCGAGACGGCGAGCGGCAAGATGCGCGCCGGGTTCGACGTCGCCAAAGAGTCGATCGTCGCCAACGCTGCGAACATCGCAATGGCCGCCGGCGGCGCGCTGATCGCCTTCGGCGTCAAGTCGGTGCAGGCGTTCCAAGACACGGCGCTCGCCGCTGGCAAGTTCAGCGACGCCACCGGCCTGGCCGTCGATGAGGCCAGCCGATTCATCGAGGTCGCTGGCGACATCGGCATCGAGGCCGGGACCGTCGAGACGGCGCTCGGCAAGATGAACAAGACGCTCGGCGGCTCGCCGGAACTGTTCGCCGAACTTGGCGTCGAGATCGCCAAGACGGGCACTGGCGCGACCGACGTGAACGGGACGTTTCTCAACGTCGTCGACCGACTGAACGCGATCAAGGACCCGGCCGAGCGGGCGCGTGTTGCGTCGCAGTTGCTCGGCAAGGGCTGGCAGGGCATGGCCGAACTGATCGGCCAGGGGTCGACTGCGCTGAAGGCGTCGCTCGCTGGTGTCGCCGACGCCCAGGTGATCGACCCCGACGAACTGAAGAAGGCTCGCGAGTTCCGCGAGCGCATGGACGACCTGAACGACCGACTGCAGGCCGTCAAGATGACCGTCGGCGAGTCTCTCGTTCCGGCGCTGTCTGATGCTGCCGAGACCATCGGCACGGTGACCGACGCGCTCCAAGCGGCCAGCAGCGCCGCCGAGGATCTGACCGGCACCGATCTGGCCGGGTGGGCCAAAAAGCTCACCAGCCCCGTCGATGTCGCCACCTCAGCGATGGACTCGTTCACCGATGCGATCGGGTCCAACGTCTCCGCCACGGATGGAATCAGCTACGCCTGGGACTACTTCACCGGCAACCTCGAGGATGGCACCACCACCATCGAGCACGGCACCGAAGCCGCCGCCGAGATGGCACGGATCTACGGCGAGCGGGTCAGCCCAGCCGTCGACAAGGCGACTACCTTCGTCGAGGACCTTGAGGAGTCCACCGCTGCGCTCGACGACACCTACAGCGCCTTCCTCGGCAAGCTCAATCAGCAGGACGCATGGACCAACTTCTTTGAGAAGATGTACATGTACCACTCGGAAACGGGCCGGTCGGAGCAGGAGACTCGCGACTACGTCCGTGCAATCGCCGAGATGGTGATGGCGCTCGAGGGCGTGCCGCCCGAGACGAAGGCGCAGCTGATCGCCACGCTCGACGCCGGGAACATTGCTGCCGTCGAAAGCCGCTTGAACCAGATTGCCCGCAATCGCATCGTGTCGATCAGCGGCCAGGTGGTCGGCTCCGGTCTGCGCAACGAGTTGGAAGGGCGCGCCGCCGGCGGCCCGGTCACTGCTGGTACGCCGTACCTCGTCGGCGAGCGTGGCCCCGAGATCGTGGTGCCCGGCCGATCGGGCACCGTCATCCCGAACAACCGGATCGGTGTCGGCGGCGCGATCAACGTCAACATCTACCCCAAGTCGCTCCCGACCGATCGTGAACTGATCGACCTGGTGACCAACCTGCGTCGCCGCAACGGTGGGGTGATCTGATGTCGGTCCCCACGCTCACGGTCGAGGTGGCGTTCTCGTCGTCGCCGCTGACGGCTGCGCCGGTGTGGACCGATGTGACCGCCTACGTTCGGCGTTCGCCGGGCGTGCGGATCAGCCGTGGCCGCCCGAGCGAGTCGTCGACGTTCACCGCCGGGCAGTTGACGCTCACGCTGAACAACCGTGACCGGCGCTTTGACCCGCTGTACTCGGCCGGGCCGTACTTCGGCAACCTGACGCCACGCAAGCAGATCAGGGTGCGCGCCACGTCGGGCTCGACCTACGAGGTGTTTCGCGGGTTCGTGACCGGCTGGCCGACGCAGTACCCGGTCGCTGGCCGTGATGCGGTGACGACGATCACCGCCTACGACGGCCTGGCGTTCCTCAACGAAATCACAATGCCCGACCAGGTGTACCGCTACTCGAACACCACCGTCGGCTCGTTGTTCCGCTACTTCCGCCAGGCCGACGCCACAGGCTGGTTCGACGCCAAGAACGGCGACGTGCTCTCGTTGTCGGCGGGATCGTTCGCCGAGGCGTCGTCGCCGCTGGCGGTCGGGCTGACCAACTCAACACCGGTGGCGTTCGGCGGCTCGACGGCGTTCTCGTCGACTCGGACGACGGTTGCTAATGCGGGTAACGCTTGGTCGATCTCGTTCTGGTTGCAGACGACGACGAAGGGTCCATCGACGTCGAACTGGATGAGCGTGCTGCACGACCCTCGCGCCATCACTTACAACGTTCGCATCGGCATCGACTCCGGTGGGCTGCTCAAGTTTTCAGGGTTCGACACGATCCCCAACTTCCGTCCGTCGGTCGAATCGACCATTAGCGTGGCCGACGGGTACACCCATCACGTAGCCATTTCCTGCTCATCGGGCGGCACGCCCACGCTCTACATCGACGGCGTGAACCGCTCGGCTGCACAGGTGACGGCATCGACATATACGCCCGTGCTGCACGTCGGCGGCGCCGTTGCATCCGACATCCCCTTCGTCGGCACCCTGTCCGACATCGCCTACTTCACAAAGGCGATCAGTGTCGCCGAAGCCGCAGCGATGCAGGCGGTCGGCCGTAACGTGTTCGGTCAGTCGTCGCAGGGTCGGGTGACGACGGTGCTCGACGCTGTCGACTGGCCTGCGTCGTGGCGGTCGCTCATCTCGACGACGACCGGCTACACGGAGGGTTACAACTCGACCGACGACAAGGCGCTGAACCAGTTGCAGTTGGCGGCAGCGACCGAGCAGGGGCGCATGTTCGTGCAGAAGGACGGCAACGTCACGATCCACGGCCGGTTCTGGTCGACGAGCGACGCCCGTGGCAACACGGTGCAGGCGACGTTCGCCGACGACGGCACCGGCATCGGGTTCCAGTCGTTCGCCGGGTTCGACCCTGGCGACCGGGACGTGGTCAACGATGCGTCGGTGTCGTCGGTGTCGACGCCGCAACGGTCGCAGGACGCCACCAGCATCTCCGGCCTCGGCCAACGGTCGACGTCGGTGACGACGGTCGCTACCGCTACGGGCGCCAAGGCCATCGCTGACGGCATCGTCTATCTGCGCAAGACGGCTCGCAGCCGTGCCTTGCCGATCGAGGTGTCGCTGACGGATTCGTCGACGTTCGCCACGCTGCTCGGCCTGGAAATCGGCGACCGCTACCGGGTGAAGCTCACGCCGCTGGCAGTCGGCGGGCAGATCAGCCAGGACTTGCATATCGAGTCGATCGACTGGGACATCGACCAGGCCGAGTGGCGTCTGTCGATCGGCGGCACGCCGGTGCCTGCTGCGGCATGGGCGACCGTCGGCACCACCACCGTCGGCAACACCGACGTCATCGGCTTCTGACACAGGGAGACATTTCATGGCCTATCGGACATGGGCGACCGGTGAAACCATCACCGCGTCGCTGCTGAACGCTCAGTCGCCGACGTTGTGTACGTCGGGAACGAGGCCGTCGGGCGGCAACCTTTACGAGGGTGTCATCATCACCGAGACCGACAACGACCGGGTCCTGTACTACGACGGCACCAACTGGATCATCCTGATGGAGCCGACGCAGACGTACACGCCGACGCTGACGAACCTGACGCTCGGCAACGGCACGCTGACCGGCACCTACCACCGGTCCGACGGCTGGTGTGATTTCGCTGTTTCGGTCACGTTCGGCTCGACGACGACGATGGGCACCGACCCAACGATCGGTCTGCCGGTGGCGGCGAACTTGATCCGCGAGAACGAACTGTCGGTGGCGATGATCGACGTGTCGCCCGTCAACCGGTACACCGGCCACAACATCGCTAGCGCCGGCGGCGGCAGCACTGTGGTGGTGCAGGCGCTTTCTGCTGGCGCCAACGTGTTCGCTGCGTCGATTACCGCCACGGTGCCGATGACGTGGACAACCGGTGACGTGCTGTACGTGACTGGCCGCTACCGGATGAACACAAGGTACCTGTGATGCCCACCATCACCCCCCGCATCGACGTCGGCCTGCCCGCCCGGGTGACGAACACCAACCGCATCACCGCTCGGCGAGCGCTGGCCCGCAACCTCG